CGCGCCCACGAACGAAGCGTTCCCGATGTGCCGCTCGACGTCGCTCCACTGGTCGCTCACGTTTGCGTCGAGGGTCCGGTAGTCATCCCCCGGAACCAAGGCCACTCGGGCCGCGTGCCCCTGCCCGTTGGTCTTCCGGAAGGCGTCCCTCCCCTCGCCGAAGGCCGGCCCGCCCCGGGTCAGGATGACCAGGTCGCCCACCTGCAGGACGTATTCGCCCCGCCGGATACGGGAGGCACCACGGGCCGCCCCGTTGGCCAGCGCGTCGAGCCATAGCTCGATGACCCCGGCCCGCCAGCCGTGGGGCACCTTCTCCCCCTCCACCGCGGCACTGTAGGCCGCCCAGGAGGCCGCCGCGGCGCACCAGTGGGTCTCGTCCGTCTTGAGCCACTTGCCGATGCGCTTGCCGTCCCTCATGCAGCCGGCGAGGTACTCCAGGATGCGTGGGTGGTGCTCACCGCCTGGCCTCTCCTTCACCCCTGCGGCCTGCTCGGCCTGGCTCAGCTTCAGCGCCCGCACCCCCAGGGGCGCCCCAGGCTGCGTGGGCGGGGGATCGTCGTCCACCGCAACACCAAGCCGGTCACGGCGGTCCAGGAGCTCGACGACGGCATCAGCGAGCCAGGGTGCCCCCCACTCGGTGAGCGCCGCCACGTGCTCGTCGTGGTCCTGGCGTTGCCGGTCCTCAGCCCGGACGCGGAGGCCCCCGGCAGACACGTCCGCGCCGGCCCCAGGAAGACCTGTGAGGCGTCGGACCTCGGCCGCGACCTGAGACGTGGAGGCGAACGCCCCCGGGCCTGTCTGTGGCGTACGCACGTCGGTGTGGGCGATCCAGCAGACCTTCGGGCGCTCCCGGGCCTGCAGCCCGAACCGGACCAGCCCCCCGAGCTGGGAGTCCCGGGCGGTGCCGTCGGCCTCGAGGCCGGCGTGCCAGCTGTCGATGGCCACCACGCCGTCGAGCCGCTCGGAGCTCGGGGCGTCGGCCAGGACGGCCCGCACCAGGGCGTAGCCGGCCGAGAAGCTGGCGAGCGTGACCGTGTCGTACCCCTCGAGGTTCCGGGGCGCGCCGGCGTAGCGCACGAGCTCGGCGAGCAGGGCGCAGCTGTGGGCGCTCTGGCGAGCCAGCCGGCCCAGCTTCTCCGCCAGCCTCACGTAGGCCGACGAGTAGGCGCCGGCGTTGACCAGCACGAAGTCGACAGGAACGTCCAGCTTGTCCTCGAGGCTCCGGAGGTAGCGCGGGGCCACCTCCTGGGCCGCGTGGACGAGGATGATCAGGTGGCGGCTCACACCTCGCCCCGGTCGATGAGACCATCCACCTCGACGTCGATGGCGTCCGGCGCCGGCGCCGGCGGCGCCTCGGTGTCACCCGGGCGGATGAGCTCGGGGTGTTTGGCGGTGAAGTCCTCGGTGAAGCGTCTGGCCACCTCGACGGCCCGGCCGCTGTAGCCGGCGGCGAACTTCGCCAGCTCCTCGAGGACGAAGAGAGCATCATTGCGAGCCATCGGACACCTCCTGAAACATGCTCACCAGCCGCCGCTGGGACCGAACGAGCTGGCGCACGGCCTCGATGACGCCGACCATCTCGAGGCCGCTGTCTGCTCCGTCGATCTGCTCGGCGATCTCGATGGCGGTTACCGCCTCGAGCCAGGCCTCGTAGGCGATGGCGTAGGCGTCCCACAGGGGTCTGTACCGGGCGCGCACCTGCCTCACACGGTCGCGCTGCTCGGCCTTGACGCTGGGATCGCTCCGGTCCCCCTGGACCCGCTTGGCCGCCGCGAGCTGGTCCTCACGGTACCGCTCGGCGAGCGCCTCCTGGGTGGCCTTGAGGGAGTGGGCCGCGGCGTTGGCCGTCGCCGTGGCCGTCGCAAGAGGGCGACTGCAGCCGGTGACCAGCAGCGCCATCCCCACCAGCAGCGCCACCCAGCCGGGGAGGTAGCTCACGACTTGGCCCTCCCCTCACGACCGCCGAGCAGCCCCTCGATGATGACATCGTGACCTGCCATGGCGACCACCGCAGCGAGCAGCCCCCGCAGCAACGCCTCGATCCACGGCGTGCCAGCCGCGATGGCCTCGAGGATCCCAGAGACGATGCCCAGGCCGACGGCGAGCAGCGGGCGGTAGCGCGGCGGGATGGCAACCAGCCACCGCTGCGCCCGCTCGGTCTTCAGCAGGCGCACCGTGACGCCGATGAGCACCACGGACAGGGCGAGCCACTGGTGGCTCATAATGAGGGTGATGATGGTCTCGATCTCGTTGTTCATGGCGAATCGGTCCTTTCGGCGCGCGGCGCCCTGACGAGCCACTCGGTGCGCTCGACCAGCGTGGCGACGGTCCTGGCCAGGGTCTCGATTTGGTCGGTCAAGCGCTGCTCGGCCTGCTCGCGCCGATCCAGGCGCGCGTTGAGCTTGCGGATCTCCTCGTCGAGCCGCGCGAAGCGGTCCGAGAACCGCTCCATCGGATCGATGGTGAAGCGGGCCGAGTCGTCCGGACCGGGCCCCGACGGCAGCGCAGGGGCCGGCGACGGAGGCAGCGCCGGCGGCGGCGTGCTCTTGCCGTTCTTCATGGCGCGCTTCATGACGAAGGCGAGCAGCCCGGCCACGGCGAGGGCGAGGATGCTGATGGCGGCGCTGAGCTCCGGCGTCATGCGTCGATCCCCATGCTGCAGCCGAGGCTCGGCAGGATCGGCCGCCACCTACCGCTGCGCACTTCGAACATGCAGCCGCAGGCCGTCAGCGCCGGCAGCGTCACCATGGCACCGCCCACCCCCTCCCGGTGGATGATGATCGCGAAGTTGCCCGTCAGGGTTCGCTGGATGATGCACCGCTGGCCATCGACCAACGGGTTCGCGGCGCTGGCCTCGAGCAGGTAGTGGTCCCGCTGGGCCGTGGGCTCGACACACCAGTGGCTGTCGGCGCTGGCCCCTTCGATGTTGGTGTTCGCGTCCGGCACAGAGCCCTGCCGGTACTGCATGCCCGTGGTGCCAGAGACCTCGATGTAGCCCCCGCCACTGTTCAGGGCCCGGATCTCCCGGACCTTCGTGTTGCCACTGGCGTCGGTCTCGACCAGGTGGGCGTCGGCAGCCCCGGCCGAGCTCCCAGCGTTGAGCCAACCGATCCAGTCGCAGATGATGTTGAGGATCCAGTTGATGAACGTACCCGCCGCCCCCTCTCCTGGGACGTTGCCCTGGGCGACGTTGGGGGCACCCGGTGGGGTAGTCTTGGTCGGATAGCCAGATGCGGGCCCGCTCGTGAAGTTCGCGTCGGTGGCCCAGGTCGGTACGGTGGATGGTTTCGCCATGTCGTTGCCTCATTCGGTGGTCGCAGCCACGCCCCACACCACGGCGCCGGTGATAGCGACCGTCTCGTGGTCCCAGACTCCAGCGCCTGGCACCGAGATGGTGTCGTGTGCCCACAGCGAGTCGTCGGCGAGCGTGAGGGCAATGAGCCCCAGCACCGCGTGGTGGCTGGCCGTGCGCAGAAAGCGGACGAGCAGCCAGGCCTCGTTGAAGTCGAGGTCCTCGATGGTCAGTGCGTAGCTGTACGGCGGAGCGTTGCGCAGTTTGATGGTCGGCGCCGCCTCGCCCACGAAGCGCCGGCAGAGCCGAAGGATGTTCTCGCAGGTGCCGGTCCACTCGTTGTCCTCACGGGCCGCCGCCAGCAGCAGCTCGATCTGGATGCCGAGGAACACCTGGTAGCGGTCGTCGGTGAAGCCCTCGCGGGCCAGGCCCACGACCGAGCCAATCGCGTCGAGCTGCTCGCCCACGGCGTGCTCAATGTCGAGCGCCGCGCGGATGCCCAGTAGTGCGTCGTAGGTGCGAGCCCTGTCCTGCACCAGCTCCTGCACGAGCAGCCGGAAGTTCGGACCCATCTGCACCAGCACCCGGTCGTCGGCGAGCTGGGCGAAGGTCTGGAGATCGGGCACGAAGGACACGAGCTCGCCGTCCACCGCGGCGCCGGCGGGCACACTCAGCACGTAGCCGATGCTGGGCAACACCAGCGCTGGCAGCGGGTCAGCGCTCACCGCGTCCCCGTCGACCACCAGCCGGCGTCGGCGCTCGCTGTGCTCGATCTCGACCACCAGCGTGTCGTAGGCCGAGAAGGACACCGCACCGCTCTCGAGCTCCTGGGCGGCCACGATGCCGTCGTCGACCGTCCACTTGATGGTGCCGCTCACGTGGTCGTAGACCAGCGTGGCGTAATCGAGCTGCAGCAGCGTCGCGCTGACCGTGTCGGCGTGGGCCGGGCGCCACGTCAACGTGACCCCAAGCCACCCGTCTGGCGCCACCGCAGCGGCCGCAATGCGCACCGTCTGCCCGGTCCAGACCTGCAGCGCCTCGACGCTGCCGCGCGCCACCGAGATCGGATGGCCCCACATCCACCCGGGCAGCCGCAGCAGCCCGGCGATGGGCTGGTAGACCGTCACCGCTTGGAGGACGAGCCCCTCGGTGACTCCACTCGAGTCCCCGCATACGACCAGGGTGGTGGGCATCTCGAGGGGGGGCTCGGCCGCCACCTCCGTCGTCCCGTTGCCAGCCGACGCGCCGGACACCACCACCGCGGCCTTGTCGGGCCGGTGTTGGGCCCGGATGGTCAGCACGTCGCCCCGGGCGAAGGTCAGCGCCGAGCTCGTTGCGACCACCGTCCCAGCGAGCTTCAGGCACGCCTTGTCGTCGGCGGCCCGGTAGAAGACGGAGCTGTCCGCATCGATGTGCAGGAGCACGCAGTCGCCTGACGGCTCATCGTTGGCGAACTGGGGAGCGAACTCGATCTCGACGTCGAAGTGTCCCCCCATGGTGATCTCCGAGCTCGGTGCGGTGAGCTTGCCGGCCGCCCGGGTGAAGGTGGCGCCGTCTGCACCCATGAAGCTCGTGGGGTAGGACCGGCCGGCCTCCACCTGGATCCCCCAGAAGTAGGTCGTCCCGGTATCCGCCGCGGTGACCGCAGGCATGGCGTAGATTTCGGAGGCGCTCGAGGTCGCGGCGCCAGTGTAGGTGTCGGACTTCGGCGCCCAGGCGGAGTCGACGCCGGACCACTGGATCACAGCCAGGTCGCTCACGCCCGACTCTTTCGTCTTGAGCGCCGCGTCGATGGCTGCGAAATTGCGCACCCAGGCGCTGAGGGTGTGCAGGCTGAGCCCGGAGGCCAGGCGGTCGTTGTCGGCGATGAACTCCGTGGCGGCGCCGTCGTCGTCCTGCACGCTGCAGACCTCCGACGCTCCGGCTGGAGTGGTCACGCTCGCAAGCACCGGGGTGCCGGACGGTGTCCAGTCGCTGAAGTCCCGCTCGGTCGCCAGGTTGGTCGCTGCTGGCTCGAGCAGCAGCCCCCAGGTGCTCCCGTCCTCGGAGTAGCCACGCGGGGCGTGGCTGGGGAAGCCGGTGCGGACGGTGGCCGCTCCGGTCCTCGAGCTCGTCTCCGCCGTGGCGCAGCGGTAGGTGAGCCAGTCGGGCAAGTCGAGCAGGCCTGCGCTGTCGGGCGCGCTGGCCTCCCATGAGCAGAGCTCGTCGCCCAGGCCAGACCCGGCGACTCCGAGCGCTCGCTCAGCGTCGAAGGTCTCGCCGATGATGCGCGCCGCGACCATCAGACCTCCGCCACCGTGATGTTGACCGAGTCGAAGTCCGCCTTCTCGCGGATGTCGATCGGGATCTTGGTGACCGCCGTGGGGCTGGCCGGGGAGATGGCCATGCGCACGTTGACCCCGTCGACGCCGGAGATGGTGCCCGCCTCCACCATGGCGTGAACGATCCCCTGGTAGTCGAGGGTGAGCACGTCGCGGCCCGGCACCTTGTGGTCTGCGAGGGCCACCTCGAGCACCTGCTCGGCGACAATGTCCTCGATGTTGGGCGTGACGGTGCCCTCGGCTGTGCTGGTCACCAGATCGATCTCGAGGACGATGTCCACCTGGCTGACGACGTCGAAGGCCACGGGCTGGTCGACCCCCTCGCTGTCCACCACGGTGCCGCTGTAGTCGGTGCCGTAGGCCTGCCCGCCGGCGGTCATGGCGCCCCAGATGGCCTCGTAGATGGCCTGCTCGGTCGCAGTGGTCGGCGTCGACGGGGTCGTCTCCACCACGACGTTGAAAGCCTTGAAGGGGATCCCGTCGGCATCGACGGGGTACGTGGCTGGGTTGTGGTAGGCCCGCACACCGACCACGCCCTCGACCTTGGAGACGACCCCCTGGATGGTCGCCAACGGACCCTGCCCCTGGGCGTGGAGCTCGGTGAGGCGCCGCTTGCGAGCGGTGCCGTCCGCCTCCCGCAGGCGCCCGATGTTCGCGTCGTCGGTGGGGTTGGTGAACGAGTCCCAGCCTGTGATGACCGAGACGATCTCCCAGCTCGTCCCGGCGTTGGCCTCGTAGGGGCCAACCTCGACCGCCGTGAAAGTAGCGGGCAGGGTGCCAGGTCCGGACGAGAAGTCCGCGTCCCCGCTGGTCAGCTCCCAGAGTGAGTCGTCGCTCAGGTTCTTGATGAGCGATCCGTCCGGGATGATGCAGGCCCCGGTGGCGGTCAGGGTGCCGGTCGCCCAGCTGCGCTGGGCGCCGCTGCGCACCGAGCCTGTGAGCGCCAGTCGAGCGTCGAGGGCGCGGTAGGTTGCGCCGTTCGGGTCGAACGACCGATAGACGTCGGCCGCGGCCTGCTGGGTGAGCGCGTCGAGCTCCGTCGTGATGTTGATGATCTGGCCCAGCTGAGACTCGGCCTTGGTCTTCACGTTCACGCCGAACTGCGCCTCGAGCCGGTCGATGAGGTCCTGCCGGATCTCCGCCTGCGTCTCGGTGGTCAGCCCGTCCTCGTCCAGCCTCATGGCGTCACCTCGATGGGTCCGAAGGGCACGAGCTCGGCGCCGACACGGACCCGGCCGGTGATGGTCAGCTCACGGCTCTGCCGGTCGAGATCGGTCTCGAGCTCGAGCACGTCGTCGACGCCGTCGCGGTCGCGGATGATCTGCTCGATGATGAAGCGGATGGCCGCCTTGGTCGTTCCCCGCTTGAAGATCACCTGCAGGTAGGGCACGCCGGCGCCCTTGTCGTAGGGCGTTTCGCCCAGCCACGTCCCCAGCGCCATCTCGATGTCCTGGCGAACAGCCTCGGCATCCTCGACCCAGCTCACATCGCCGCCCGTCAGGTCGATGTCGTTGTCGGTGAGCTTGAGATCCATCACTCCACCCTCACCTTTGTGCTGGCCACGGCCGCCTTGCCCGTGTCCCATGTGGTTTGGAATGTCTGCAGCGCCACCTTGCCGCCGTCGTTGGGGACCGCTGCGGCGATGGCCGCTACCAGCGCCGCGTCGATCAGGGAGACCAACGTCTCGGCCTTGGCCGCCCCGTCAGTGGCAGCGAGCCGCCCCAGCTTGATGAGGGTGCCCTCGAGCACTGTGGCGGTCAGATCGGTGGCCGGGGTGATCGGCGCCGTGTCCGGGTGGAGCCCCGGGTGAAAGACCGCGTCCTTCAGCGCGTGGGTGAACGCCAGCCCTGGATCGGTAGGTGCCCCGGCCAGCCGCCACTGCTCGAGGGACCGGTCCGAAATGTGGAGCTCGCCCGTGTCTCCCGGCACCAGCGGGAAGGTCACGTACCCAGCCAGCGTGCGGGGCCAGACCACGGGCACCTTCAGGATCTGAGTGGGTGGCAGGGTCGCCTCGGCGTTGGGGGGCGCACCCGAGGGGACCGCCCCAGCGGGCAGCCGCTTCGGATCGGTGTAGCGCACCACCTGCAGCAGCTCGACCTGGACGCTGGCCGTCTGGGTCGCCGGGTCGTAGGCCACCACCCGGGCCGGAACGTGGGTCCGGATCGACAGCCGCACCTGCCGAGCGATCACCCGCAGCAGATCGGACAGCGTCGGGTGCTGCGGCAGGTCGAAGGGGTCGACGGCACGGTTCTCTCTCACGGCAGCACCACCTTCCGTGCCACGCCGCTCATGGTCGACAGTCCCTCGGTGCTCCCCACGAAGCGCACCTCGTCGATGCGGAGGGGGCCACCACCCATCACCTGACCGGTCGGGCCGAGGATCGTCACCTGACCACCGGGCACGATGCACGCCTGCGCCAGCGCCTCGAACTCGATCCCGCCATCATCGGCCACCCGCCAGTTGAGCAGCCCCGACTGTGGCGCCAGAACCGCTGGCAGCACGTCGTCTCGGAGCCCTCCGCGGTAGACCACGAACCGCCCATCGGCGATGCCCCAGGCCAGGCCAACGCTGGCGAGCAGGACGTCCAGGGCCTCACGCGGCTCGGTGACGTCCACGTGCTGCAGGCCCTGTGCCGCCACGTTGCCAGTGGCCGCCGCGGCGATGGCCGCCATGGCCGTCGAGCTCGGCTGCAGCTGCAGCTGCCCGAGCAGCTGCGCCACCGCCAGCTGCAGACCGAGGCCGAAGCCGGTGCTCCCTCCCGGTGGAGTATCACGTAGCGCTGTGCCACCATCGCGGGCCTGGATCGTGGTGAGGATGTCCGTGCCCTCGACCCGCTCGGACACCAGGTGCCAGGCCTCCCCCCGAAACACCTGCTCGGGCAGACCACCCCAGCCGATGTACAGCCGCACGATCAGCGGCTCCCACGTCGCCCATGTCGTCCCGAGCAGGGCGCGGTACACCGTGGACAGGTTGTAGATGGTGAGGCTCGCCGAGTCCGGCTCCGAGCTCCGAGCTTTGGCCACCTGCCAGTCGAGCCGCAGCCCCTGGCCGGTCAGGTTCTCGACCAGGATGGGCGGCCACTGTGGCGGCTCAGTGGTGAGGATGAGCCGCGTGGAGACGTGGAGCAGCGGTGCCAGCGTCACGACTCCACCTCGAGATAGAAGAGCGCCGCGCGGCCGGCAGCGAAGTCGTCGGTCCTCGGGTCAGCGCCGCCGAGGCCCTTGTCATGCACCCACAGCGGTCCGGGAGGCAGATCCAGGTGGCGGTAGGGGTAGAGCAAGTCCACCCCGCTCGACAGCCCCAGCCCCCGCACGACGTCACCGGTGGCATCTTGGATGTCCAGATACCAGTAGCCGTCGACGCCGTTGGTGTAGGTCGTGAGCTGGCAGGACTGGCCGTCGAGCTGCACCGTCTGCACATGGTGGGTCTCGGTGCCGGTCGGCTGGACGGTGATCTCGAGCAGACTCATCCGCCACCTCCCACCGTAGGCGGCACACCGGTGGTACCCGACGCGGTGGTCTCCTGCCCCACCGGTGTCGTAGCCGCCTGTCCTCCCCCGGTCGCGGCATTGTTGCCCGGCGATTGCGACGGATAGTCAGGCGCGATGAGGTCACCGGTGATCGGAGAGACCAGCCGGGCCTCGCGCACCGTCAGGTTGACCAACGTGCTGTCGTTCTGCGCTGGAGTCCACCCCTGCTGGATGAGCGTGATGAAGGCCTTGGCCAGCCCCACCCGAGGCGTCACCACCATGACGGGCGAGCGCGAATCAGCGATCGCCTTCAGGTTGCTGGCGCGGATGAGATCGAGGCGCAGCAGCGTCGAGGTCGGGGCGGCCCCCATCGGCAGCAGTGGTGGCATGGCGCCGAGGAAGCCGGTGATGGTGATCTGCTCGAGGCGCTTGCGGACGTTGCTGGTGACGTCCAGAAACGACTGGATCGCGTGCTCGGTGACGTCGTACTCGTAGACGGCCTGCTCACCATCCACCATGTCGAAGGTCACCCGCAGCGGGCTCAGCCCCGGCACGATGTCAGCGAGGGGCTCGAGGGCGGTCACCCCGAGCGGGTCGAGCCGGAAGATCGAACACGTGGTCGCGCCGAGGTTGCCGCCGAGCGGGTTGGGGACGAGCGGCCACGTCATCGGAGCACGTTGCCCGCGATGGCCTGGCCAGCCTTCGCGGTCTCCTCTCGCAGGACCTGGCGGATCGCCTCGGCCGACCGCTTGGCTGCCTCGGACGGCTCAGGGGAGACGATTCGCTGCTGGTTCTGGAAGCTCTGGTTGATGGTGATGTCGACGGCGACCTGCGGCTTGGCCTCCTTCACCGAGGGGGTGCGCGCCGCCAGCTGCTGCAGCTTCTGGAACACCGGAGCATTGCCACCGCGGCCAGCCAGCAGGGCCGTGATGACCTCGTCCGGGGTGGCGCCGCCCCGGCGCGGCAGGCCCGTCTCCATGCGGTACAGGGCGTCCTGCAGCAGCTCGCCGCCCTCGGAGAATAGCAATGACAGGGGGCCAGGACCTCGGCTGGCCCTCGAGCGGCCACCTCCGCCGCCGCCGCCACCACCACGACGCCGACGGCCGCCCCCGCCTCCCCCGGCGGGAGTCGCACGAGTCCCCGTGCCGCCCCAGCCCCACTCCTTTTTGAAGGCGAGGATCCGCTTCTTCTCTTTGGCCTCGATCTGCGCCGCCACCGCGTCGCGCTCGATCTGAGTGGCGGCGAGCTCGGCGGTGCCGCTGATGGTGCCCACGGCCTTGCCGCCGAGCACGGCGATCTTGGCGAGCTCGGAGCCGAGCTTGGCTGCGATGGGGATCAGCGCCGCCAACGGGTGGATGCTGCCGGCGGCCGCCGAGGCGAGGGCGATGAAGGCCACCTCGGCGGCATTCGTGTCGATGCCGAGTGCCCTCATGACCTCGGTCACCGTCTGCAGAATGTCGTAGAGCGTGGTCGCCGCCGAGGTGACCGCGGCGATGGCATCCTCGAGATGCTGGGCGATGAGTGCATCATTCTCAGCCAGCCAGTCCTGCAGCGAGACGATCAGCTCCTCGATGGTCGGCAGCAGCTTCACGGCGAGCCCGCGCACCAGCGCCTCGACCTGGTTGCGGAGCTCGCCCAGCCGATCCTGGAAGGCCGTGGCGCGGTCCGCGTCGGCCTGCGTGAACACGCCCTGGGTCTGTGCGGCCAGACGCTGGATCCCCGCTGTGCCCTCGGCGAGCAAGGTGGCCAGCTGCGGACCGGCACGGGTGCCGAACAGCTGCCCGGCGATGGCGGCCCGCTTGGCGTCGTCGGTGATCTTGTTCAGCCGGTCACCGATGAGACCGAGCTGCTGGGTGCGCGACAGCCCGTCGAGCTCGGACAGCGATAGGCCGAGCTCGTCGAAGCCACGCTTCGCCTCGGCGCCGGCGCCCTGGCTGATGTCCAGCAGGTTCTTGTTGAGGGTGCGCATGCCGAGCGACAGCTGCTCGGCCCCCACCCCCGACTGCGACGCGGCGAACTGCAGCCGCTGCAGCTCCTCGACCCCGATACCCAGCGCGCGACTGAGCTTGTTGGTGCGATCCATCGCCGCCGTCTGGCTGTCGACCAGGCGGTAGATGCCAGCGGCGGCCAACCCTCCGGCGAGCGCCAGCCCTTTGGCGCCGCCGATGCGATCCCACAGAGCACCGATGGCTGCTCGAGCTCGTGCCGCGGCCCCCCGCACCATGCGCGACATGCGCTGGAAGGCCCGCCCGAATCGCGTCGTCGCCACCTCACCATCGCGGCCCATCGCCTTGGTGGTGCGGCGCATCCGCTTGATCTGGTTCTCGACCTTCAGCGCCCCGTCGAGCTTGACCCCGACGTTGACCAGCAATGATGCGATGTTAGCCACGGGCTCCGCGCTCCTCCGCGTTCAGCGCCATGGCGGTCTGCCAGCTGCCATGCACCTCGATCATTTCGAGCAGGTCGAACAGTCCCTCGAGGTCAATCGTCGTCTGCAGCGCCTGGTAGGTCGCCACGTCGATCGATTCTCCTCTTGTGCACGCCACGTAGACCTCCCAGGGAACATTTGCCGGACTCATGCCTCGGTGGGGTCCGCTCGCCCCCGGGTGCACAGCTCCGTGGCGGTCCAACGGGCGGCGCACTAGGGCCGGACGAAACCCACCCTCGCGACCCAGATGCACACCTCCAGTAGGTGCAGGTAACGACCAGCGAAGTGGTCGTCGAAGTGCGTGGCCACGATCCCCGGCCCCTCCGCGTCGCCGATCGTGACCTTGTCGGCCGTCGTGCGCGAGAGCAGCGCCTTGGCGAACGCAGCGAACTCGCCGGGCTGCGCACGCTCTGCTGCCTTGCCGATGGCGGCGGCAGCGAGCGCCATGGCCTGGAGCATGGCGCTGCCGTCTTCTTCATCGCCCGGCTCGGCGACACTCTTCAGCAGATCCAAGATCCCGCCGGTGCCATCGTCGTCGGAGGCGAAGATCACCGTGGCGAGGTCGGGACCAACCATCGCGGAGAGGCGCTGGATGAGGTCGAGCCCCGGCGTCGCAGGGAACGTCTTCGTGGTGTAGGTGATTCCGTCGATCACCGTGGAGTGCTCTTTGACGACGCCCATCAGCCCACCACGTTCTCGTCACCGCTGCCGGTGAGCTTGACCTTCCGCTCGTAGCCGAAGACCCAGTTGTAGGTGGCCGACTCGGTGCCGCGCTGCTCGTCGGGCTCGTCCTCGATGTAGGCGTTCACGTAGGTGAACACCTCGCCGCTCGACAGGTCGTTCATGACGACGGGACCCACGACGTTCCCGGCCAGGTCGTCGGCGAGCACCAGATCCCAGAGCCGCTGGTGGGTCTTGCTCTCCTGGTCGACGGTGATCGTGAGCGTGCCGCTGCGGTCGGGGTTGCGGACGCGCACGACCTTGCCGGTCCCTGTCGACTTCCGGGAGTACCGCGCCGCCACCTTCGCCTCCTGGACCGAGGTCCCCGAGGCGATGCCCTCCTTCAGGTCGATGGGATCGACCGGGTTCATCCAGGAGATTTCGACCTTCTTGATCGAGTATTGCCGCATGTCACTGCTCCACGGTGATGTTGAAGACGACCTTCTGGATCCCTCCGGCCAACACACAGGAGGCTGAGAAGGTGAGCTGCCGGGCGATCTTGTCGGCGCTCGAGACGTTCTGGATCTTGGGCGTGGTGATGACCGGTGCGCTGTCAGGTGACAGGTGGCCGAACTCCACGCCCTGGTCGAGCACCGCCTGCGCCGCCGCCTGCACCTGGTTGATGCCGCTCGAGGTGAACGGGACCTTCGTGGGCACGCCGACGAACAGCGACAGGATGCTCTCCTCCTGTCGCGCGGTGAGCCAGTCGATGGTCGTGGTGACGTCGATGAACCGCCCCGAGGCCATGGTGCCCTTGCTGGTGAAGGACAGCCCCTTGCTCCGACCGTAGATGTTGGCGTCGTTGGAGTAGACCTTCGTCGCCTGGGCCGAGGTCAGCGGGTCATAGGTGACGCCAGACAGCCCATGGAAGGCCCATACTCCAACCCCGTTCGGGGCGTCGAGGTTGAGACCGCCGCCCTTGCTCGACCACGCGCCGTCGAGGTAGCCATCGGACGGCACGTCGCCGTCTCCGGACCCATCGTACTGGTGGTAGATGAGCGCCGTCCGGTTGTACTCCAGCGCCTCGAGGTCCTCGGCGATGTTGCCAGCGCCGTCGGTCAGGATGTCCGCGTCGCTCGACTGTGGGATGTAGACCTTCATGCGGGTCTCAGCCCACGCCGCCGCGAGCAAGATCTCGCTGTCGGTCCGCGTCTCGCAGTTGAGCAAGTAGAAGCCATCGCTCCCCGCCTCTTCCTCGATGGCGTTCAGCGATGCGGTGAGGTCCGCGTCGCCGGCGTCGATGCGACCGATGAGAACCGAGTCAACCCCGTTCTCCTGGGCGAAGACGGCCTGCAGCCAGGCGTGCACCTCGGCCTCTGCTGCGGAGGTGAAGCCATCGGCCTCTGCCTCGGCCACCGAGTAGTAGGGGCCGTCCGACCGGTTCGCGGTGGCGGAGTGGTCGAAGACGCCCATCAGCGTCCCGAAGCTGAACTTGTCGGCGGCCGCCCCGGAGAGCGTCACGTTGACGTCGACGAAAATCGTTGCAGGCAGAGTCATGGTCAGGCTCCTGTGTCGACCTGGGCGGTCGCAGTCGCGACCGGTGATTCGTTGGGCGCCGGCAGCAGATCGATGGTCATCGACACGTGCTCGATGACGTCGACCGGCTCGACGAGCACGCTCTGGGCCGCGACGGTGAGATCCACCGCCGAGCGCGTCTCCCAGTCGCCGCCGGCGATGGCGCTCAGATCCACCGGCGTGCCCACGCGCCACAGCCCCAGGCCGTAGCGCTCGAGGATGGCCTGGACGTCACGGCGCCGCAGCTTCGACCGCGCGCGGTCGAGCAGGCTCACAGCGCCGTCACGGGGCTCACGCCCCCGGCTGTAGGCCTGCAGCGTCACCATGCTCGTCTCCGTGCTCGAGCTCACCTCGACGTACGCGTCGGCCTCGACCACGTCGCTCGCTGCGAGCTCGGCGGTGATGGCGAGCTGCCAGATGGCTCCGGCCCAGTCGGCGGTGAGATCGATGGCGTCGGTGGACTGCGCTGTCGCGGTGATGTTGCCAGCTTCGCCGTCCTGGATCTGCTCGAGCAGCTGGTCCCGTACGGTCTCGACCGTGTCGTCAGCCCCCACGTCGACGCGGTAGTCGAACTCGTTCAGCCGCGCGATGGTCCGCTGGCCCTCGGTGGCCGCCGTCACGGTCAGCCGCAGGCTGTCGACCCGGGCCATGACCCGCCCGCCGTGCGCATGGCCACGGAGCCACGGCGCGGGCCCCGCGGTCACCGACAGCGAGAGCACGTCGCCAGCGAGCTCGCTGCGGGGCACCTGGCCGTGCGTCCACAGCACGGTGGCCCCGAGGCCGGCGAGCGCCAGGAACAGGCCCTGCTGCAGCCGGTCGACCCGCATCACTCCTCCTCCAGGGCGGCCAGGGAGATCCAGACGCCGCCAGCGAGCGAGTAGTCCTCGACACGGATGACGCGGTAGGTGCGGTCCTGGTAGACCACCTTGTCGGCCGCCTTGTCGCCATCGGCGACGTAGAGCCGCTCGAGGGTGTGCAGCTGGATGGTCTCGGTGTTCCGGTCGGCCTCGGGCAGCTGCTCGAGGTCCCGTCCGCCGAGGGTGTGCACCGCCACCGGATCGAGCTCGAGCTCCTCGGGCTCGGCCTCGTCGTAGCCGCCGAACTCGTTCTGGCTCGGTGGCTCGGCGCGGTAGAGCGTGAGCGGTCCGACGCTCTGCGACCGGATGACGGGGGCGAGGTTCATTCGTTCCCCCTGGCCAGCACCTGCCTGCCCTTGCTCACCTGCCAGCTCAGCGACAACGAGAGCAGGTCGGTCTCCTCGAGGGGCTTGGCGTGCCCCTTGGCCGCCACCGTGGCCGGCTGCAGCGGCGCCGCCCAGCCCGCCGCGCCCTCGAGCTTGGCCCGGATGAGGCCGACGACGAAGGATCCGATGCGGCTCAGGGCCTGCACGGGCGTGGCCTTGCCCTCGATGACCTTGGCGATCTCGCGCTCCTGGCAGGCGGCAATCTGCGCGCCCTTTTCCTCGATGGTCGATCGGATGAAGGACCGGGCTGGCATGCCCGTGCCGCCCCACTTGTGGCGCTTCTTGCGCCGGCCGCGGGAGGTGTGGAAGACCCCGCCGCCGTGCCGGCCGCCAACGATCGACCCGCCGAACTCATGCACCGCGGCGAGCTTGGCCACGGTGATGCCCGAGCCGTACCTGGTGCGGCCCTCGGGGGGCTGGTAGCCGATCTTGACGCGCATGCGCCGGAGCTCGGCGAGCTCCTCGTTGAGCTTCTGCAGGCCGGTGTCGTGGTAGGTGACGGTGGCGCTCACAGGACCCTCCCGTCGGGCAGGCCTCGGTCGCGTGAGGCCGCGCTGAAGTAGCTCACGCCGCTGAGGCGCCGGCGAAGCTCCAGGTGGATGCGCCCGTACTTGGTCAGCGCGAGGTCCTGTTCGCCAGGTGCGGTGTTGACCGCGTAGCTCTCCTGGATCTTGTCGACCCGGCGGCTGGTCACCGCCCCCATGGCGGCGGAGGCGTCGAACTGCAGCGTCGCCAGGTGCGCCGTCAGCGTCCAGTGGCCCTGGGACAGGGACGTCCCCCAGGTGCCCGCATCGAGCAGCGTCTTGGCGAGCTCGACGATCTCGAGCCAGGCTGCAGTCGGACTACCCCCGGGCTTGACGAGCGGCTCCAGCTCGGGCGCCAGCTCGAGGATCTCGTCCGGGGTTAGCCATGTCGCAGCCACGTTTCACTCGGTTTGCCCAGGTCAGGTCGTCGCGAAGCGAGCGCAGCACTGGGGGAACAGGAGGGCCGCGTTGGCCGCGAGAGAGGAGTCGACGCCGACCTTCTTCTCGCGCTCGTACAGGGCGGACTCCTTGTCCAGCATGAGGTTCTCCACCTCGCCCTTCTGGATGCCCCAGGGCTTGGTCGTGCCGTTCAGGGCCAGCCCGTAGTACTGGCCGTCCTCCGTCAGCTCGTCACCGACGACGAGCTTCACGCTGTTCTTGTGCCGGTTGCTCACCGTGGCGTCGGTGGTGTCGCCGGCCCCGATGATGAGGTCCCGCTCGAGCACGTCGAGCCAGTCTTCCTCTTGCACCGACGGGCACAGGATGTGGGTGAGCTTGAGGCCGAGCGGGGTGCCCGTCGCGGACTTGATGCCACGGAAGTGAGACTTCATCGCCTTCAGCGAAGCCACGCCGGCAGCCATGGCCGTGAAGACGTTGTCGAAGGTCCCCAGCGACGTCTTCTTCATGTTGACCGGGTGCCCCGTGTCGAAGAAGTACATGCCGTCCCAGCAATCGGTGGCTTCGCCGGCGGCGAGGATGGTCGCGACCAGGACGTTGACCAGAGAGCCGGCCGCCTTGGCCATGTTCTCCGGCTCCGAGCCCCAGCCGAAGAAGTCGGGAGCCTCGACCACGTGGGCGAGCTCGGCGATGCCGTCCTGCCAGATCTCCGGGGTCATCTCGACGAACTCGTCCGCCAAGGTCCGGAACCGGGAATCGCCGTCCAGCTTCTTGTAGCCGGCACTCGACAGCGAGATGGGCCACTTGGTCTTGAGGGGCAGCTGCCCCTCCTTGTAGTCGCCGAGCTGCTGCGCCCACGGCTTCGGCTGCCCGACAAGGCAGTCCTCGAAGGTGGCGATGTAGGCCAACAGCGCGGTCTGCGCGTCGACCGATACCATGTCGAACTTGCGAAAGCTCATCGTGTGCTCCTTACGAGGTCAGCAGCTTG